CTGTCTAACCCTCCCCAGAGTTTTCCAAGCTCTCCGACCATATCTTGTAACTCACGGCCAGCTTTAATCCCTGACTTCACAGCAGTAAAAGCCGCCACCGCGGCTGTGATTGGCTCCACACATTATCTCTACGTTCTCGGGGAACGTCGGCTACCCATTAAGTAGCGTTAAAATAATACCTCCTAAAAAAATTATAACAGTACCTGTTGCTCCCAACAACATAGTCTGCAGTCTATCCATTTTGTTTTCAATATCTTCAAGTCTTACAAAGATAGTTTTCCACCTCTCTTCGCATTGCACTTCGTGAGCGGTGAACTTGGTATATAGCTCATTAAAATCATGTTGTTCCATTGATCAATTTGTCCATTAACTTGCCGTAATTACCCTGACCAAAAGGTACTCCATCATTTATCTGGACATTTGTCTGATTTTTGATATTGGAAGCGGATGCTTTTTCAAGGTCTGCTTGAGCCTTGATTTCATCCATACGCATTTTGTGAGCCATTTGTAATAAGTCAGCTAAGTCTTTGCTGGAATACACACCGCTTTCCTGTGCTTCATCAAGCTTTGATTGAATCATCTCGTCTAATAAAGATCCGATGTTGTTCTTGTTTCGATACCCCGTATCGAGGTAAACAGTGTCGATATACTTTTTGACTTCTCGTCGATTTAGTATATCCACAACCTTCTTTTCGTCAACTTGCAGGTGCTCGCAAACACCCCGTATATTCCCAAGAGTCAGGTACGAGTTTGCTACTTCAAGTCCCTCTGGGGAAATTGTTGTTACTTCTTTAGCCATGAGAGAATTATACTCAAAAGGGGATGCAATGTCAAGAAAAATTTTTCTATGATGGTTCTGTGGGCCAGACTATTTCTTTAAGGGTTTTTGCATTACTTTGCTGAGCGGGAATAATTCTTAAAACTGATCGGTATTCCCTCCACTCAGCTTTTTTTGCATCTGTAAGATCATTATCTGAGATTTGAGTCCAGTCCGTTTTCCAAAGTCTTATATTTCTATCCTCTCTTACTAATTTCCAGAAATGTTCGGAATCAAAAACCCACTCTTCATCTTTCCAGTAATAATACTCTCCTGGACTTGGAGGTCTGTCTGCCCATCCTCCATCTTTGTAATAAAATACTTTAGACCACTCTGCTATATCTTCTATCTGTGTAGTGATATGCACTACTGTTTTTGTATTGTCTAATTCCCACGGTCCCTCATCCTGAAATGTACCTCCAGGAATATACACAGACTCTGCGTGACCTTCGGTATTAACTATTGCTACTGCATAAACTGTCATTCTATTATTCCTCCTACTAGAATTTCTGTGAAATTAGGGATTGCTACCGTACCTATTCCCATAAAATTAATTGTAACATGGCTATTATATAAAATTTTATTTGTTGAGTCATCAAAATAAAATGAATTAATAGCTAGATTGGTTCCTATAAATCCCGCATTTACATTTATAAAGGTGCTGTCAAAATCTGCCTGGCTAGATGCCGTATATACTGTGTTATTTGTAGTTCCTGCACCTGGCTGTAATCCGCCAACAAATGTGTTTTTTGTCCAGACTTGTTTTATTTCCACCCCTTTTGAAGTATGTCTCGAATCATAGATAAGTACTGGAGTGCTTGCACTATTAAAAACTTGTACCCCATAAGACCCCGAAGTTGAAAGAGAGCCACTATTAGCAGGTTTTAATAGTCTATACTTAACAGCCGTATTAAAAGTTATATTTCCATCCAAAGTTGATTGGGTGGCACATACTACAGTCGTTCCACTTGTAGGGCGGGCAAAAAGAATATCCCCCGCCGAATAATTTGATACAGCAACGCCTGCACTGTGATTATCACTAGAATCATGAACCGCTAAAAATTTAGGGGTATTATTGGCTGTACTTGTACTAGAAGAATCTATTTGATATGAGTTATTTGCACCCGTTACCCTTATTCCATATGATGACATTTTTAATACCTCAGTGCGTAATACCTAAAAGATATAGCAGACCCACTAACCCTGTAATCTTTTACGGTAAAACTTCCACTTCCTCTAATAACCTCTAGTTGGAAGCCCACGAATGCTGTTTCCGCTGTAGTAGGTAAAATAAGTACTCCTACCGTGTCAGTATTACTTGCAGTTAATCCTTCGACAGTAATTGCTGCACTAGTGGCTCCTGCATTTACAGATACAGTTCCTGTTGTAATTAAATGGCTGCTTTTAATATTTGGACCTAAAATTACTTTATCGTTATTTGCACCCCCAGTAATTTGCAATCCGTAAGCACCTCCTGAACCAGAAGTAGTACCAGAAGCACTCTCACCAAGGAAAGCTTCCGTTGTTGCATTAAAAAATCCTTGAACCCCATTTATATCTAATCTTCCAAATCTGGTTTTATTAAATTGAGTACCATTAGAAAAAAATCTCATTCTAACCGAGTCTCCGTTTTGTACTTGTGCATTTTGATTATTAAAGCTTCCTCCATTTACAGAAACTCTTGGACTTCCCAAACCTTCAGGTGGAGTAGTACTTGAAGAAAACGTATTCGCTATTTCAGAAGTCTCTGCAGAAGCTGTCGCAAAGCCGGTCCCCCCACTAATTCCTGCAACCGTAAAACTATTTGAAGTAACTAACGTATTTCTAGGAACAGGTCCTACATCTGGACCTAACCCTGAATCGAAGGCGTTTGGCCCAGTTGTAGGAGCAGATACTGTAAAATTAACTGTTCTTAATTGATTAGCAGAACCATAAAAAGGATTTGTTACTTTACCGTCTGTTTCGTTTTGTACCCAACTACCTGCTCCTCCATAGTGTCCAATGTGACAAACATAGTTTCCTGCTGGCATACTAGAGCCTACTGTTAGAGTTACTGAAGTGCTTGTAGTTGAAACTTTTCCTATAGCACTTGTTGAACCTGAAGACCATGTAAGTCCTGAAGAGCCTGTTGTAAATACTACATTACCATTTGAATCTCTAACATGAAGATATAATCTGTTGCCATGGTTTCCCGAAGGAGGTTCGAGACCTGATATACTATTTGCTGTAAAAACTACATTATTTCCTTGCTCTACTATATTGCTTCCTCCTAAATTATGGGTGAGACTGTTTAGCTCTACCATTTTTATGTAGACGCGAACACTTCTAGCGCCTGAATCTGCGAAGAAAAACCATGTAGTCTCGCGATCGTCCCACGAGCTGTCATCATCGTCTACAAACGCGGTCCAAAGAGATCCATTACTTTGGTTTCCTCCTTGGCTCGAGTTAGCTTGATCAGGGTCGGGATCAGCAGAGCTTACTGTTCCTGCATAATTAACTGAAGTTTGTGTTCCTCCACTGTTTCCGTTTTGTGTTGAGTCTGCTGCGTTTGAGAGAGGAATTTTATAAGTATCACTAGGCTTGACATACATAGTAACATCAGGCATATAATCACTGGGGTAAAAACTATGTAAGGGATATTGCCCCGTCGAGGTTCCCCCTGCTGGTATAGTGGGAGCATCTCGTAAAAAGACTGTGGGGGTTTGATAAGTAGCCATAGAAAAAATTATACTAGAAATGACATTTAATGTCAAGAAGAATTTTTAAAGGTGTTTCCAAAAAACCCAAAGTTGTACGTGAAGGGGTGCCCCGCCGCGCCGCCTCATGTAAAGTCTAGAAACCGCCCCTAACCTATTGATTTATAAGGATATTTTTATTTTATAACTATTATTGCTTTTATATTCCAAATTAATCTAAGAAAAGGCTTGACTTTTTGCGTAAGATGTGATATAATGCGTAGCATAAACAAAATGAAAAAAGGACTTGACATGGCGTTATTGATAATGATTCTCATTTGGCTTGCGGTCGCAAACTTTGCGGCTATTGGCATGGCTATAATTATGGGCGCTCATATATGGGCGGGATTTTTTGCTCTTGCTACATTCGGATGCGTTTATGCTTTGTTTGCACTTCGACACGTGAGCAACGCCTAAATGAGAATGATTCTCATTTGGGCGAATAATGGAAATATAATGGAATGTGCATTATTACCATTGACATTTCTGAAACCTTCCTGTAAAATCGGGGTTATGAAAATGATAAATAAAACACAAATCACCACATGGGCACTTCGGGCTTATATGGTTTATTCAATCACCGCTGATCTGATTCTACTCGGTGGAATCGTTTGGCTAATCTTAAACTAACTGGAGGACATTATATGTCTAACTACACTAACGCTATGGTAAGCAAGCTCAATGCTTCCGCCCCTATCACCCGCACTGTTGCGGATGATCTCGCCAGAGAGTTCGGCTTGCCCGTTCGCTCTGTTATCTCAAAAGCGGTTTTGCTTGGGCTTTACAAAAAAGCCGAGGTTAAAACCTCTTCCCGTTCAACCAAAGCCGAGATGGTGAAAGCCATTGAAAAGGCTTTGCAAGGCGAAAGCCTTGATGGTCTGGAGGGTGCTTCGAT